ATTACCGGGGCTGAATGGATGGATTAGGATGAGCCGATAAATTATTATTTTAGCTTATCCACATTTATATCGTGAACCATCTTCGTTATATAGATATTGGCTAAGCAATTTTCCTTTATTTTCATGTTCAGCTTTCTTTTTTGCTTTATCAGATAAATGATGATATTGATATGCTATTCTCATGTCCGCCATTTTATTCACCTTTTTTGTCGTTTAAATCAGGCCATTCCCGATTCGTTGAAATAAATTATACAGGGAAAAAATAAAATTACAATAACGTAAAGCTTTTATTATCAAATTATTTTTTAGTCATCTATATGTAGTGTCAAATAGCATAGCTAACACTACATATAGTATTTGTGCGTCATATATCTATCAAATAAATTTTATATGGGAGCATCGATTGCGCATGATTATATGATACTTGACAAATATATGTATTGTGTGATAGCATTGTAAAATGAAAAATTTATCTATTAAACCAAGACTTTATAAAACATTCGGCTATTGGGTTTGCGAGTGTTCGCGTGGGATAATGGGTGTGAGTGATGATTTGAAGGAGGCGTTTAATATATGGCGGAGCCAAGCAAGCAATTAAAACTAACGCCTAAGCAAGAAGCTTTTTGTCAGGCTATATTCAATGGCATGACTCAAGTAGACGCTTATAGAAAGGCATACGATGCTGAAAATATGCAGCCAGCAACCATCTATAAACGCGCTCATGAATTAATCAATACAGGCCCAATCTCGGGCAGATTACGGGAATTGTACGACGATCTACAAGAGCGTACATTATGGAGCAAGGAAGAAGCGTCAAACGTGCTTAAAAGCATTATCTATCGAACAGCCATAGGCGAGAATGGGCAAATCTATTTTTGCGCTCAAGACAAGGATATTGTTGCAGCCACAAAAGAGTTAAATGCAATACATGGCATCAATGCCCCATCCAAAACAGAAATCACCGGCAAAGACGGCGCACCTTTAGGATTAGCTGAGTTTTATGGACAAAGCTCAACAAGCAAGCCTTAATCCAGTATTAAAAGACTTTTGGCTTGAGCCAGCCCGTAACCGTGTTTTGTACGGTGGGCGTTCTTCATCTAAATCTTGGGATGCAGCCGGTTTTGCTATATTCCTGGCGCAAATGTGCAAAATAAGATTCCTTTGCGCTAGACAGTTCCAAAATAAAATCTCTGAATCAGTCTATACCCTCCTTAAAATCCAGATTGAACGGTTTGGATTACAATCTAAATTCCGTATATTAGACAACCGTATCATTTGCACCACTACCGGCAGTGAATTTTTATTCTATGGATTGTGGCGCAATATTGACGAAGTAAAGTCTCTTGAAAGCATAGATATATGCTGGCTCGAAGAAGCGCACAATATAACCAAAGAACAATGGGACATACTTGAGCCTACAGTACGTAAACAAGGATCACAATTCTGGATTATCTTCAATCCAAAACTAGCCACTGACTTTGTTTATAAGCGATTCGTTATCAATCCACCGCCTGATACAGTTGTTAGATTAATCAATTACATTGATAATCCATTTTTAAGCGATACCATGCTTAAGATAATAAACAACGCCAAGGAAGAAGATAAAGACGAGTACGAACATATTTATCTAGGTGTTCCGCGCAGTGATGACGGGCAATCAATCATTAAACGCTCGTGGATCATGGCGTCAGTTGATGCACATAAAACACTAGGTATTGAAATAAGTGGAGTGCGTAACATAGGCTTTGACGTTGCCGACGATGGCGATGATAAATGCGCTATGGTTGAGTCTTATGGTTCACTTGCGCTATGGTCTGATCTATGGAAAGGCAAAGAGGATGAGCTTTTAAAATCCTGTACTCGCGTTTGGTCATCAGCTAGAGAAAAGAATACATCTATTACTTACGATGCTATCGGTGTTGGTGCTGGGTCTGGTGGTAAGTTTAACGAACTAAATGAAGCCAATAAAACAAACATCAAACATAAAAAGTATTTTGCAGGTGGGCAACCATCCCCACCCGATACCTTTTATGCTGATACTAGGATAAAGAACCGTGACTTTTTTAGTAATATTAAGGCTCAGTCTTGGTGGTTAGTTGCTGATAGATTTAAGAATACTTACAATGCAATCAATAACGGTCATCAATTCAAAGACGATGAACTGATTTTTATTGATAGTAATATGCCAAACTTAGAAAAGTTAATAGACGAGCTAACAACGCCTAAAAAAGACTTTGACGCTAACGGAAAGGTAAAGGTAGAGGGAAAGAAAGACTTAGCTAAACGTGGTATACAATCCCCTAACCTTGCAGATGCTTTTATAATGGCGTTTGATAAAACTGGTCTATCTGGCAATGCCACCTTTGAGCGGATGTGGTGATTATTTATTAATCATTTGTTTCCAATACGTCTAGTACAGAAATTAGCTAACTCACGGCAATGAGTAGACCAATCTCCTCCAGTTTCTCTCGCTGCATGGTTTAATGAAAATGCAGCTTGCTCCCAGTCACCATCAACAATAGCTGAATAAGCTATTTTTATACGCATTGATTGTTCATATGGAGCAGTTAATAATAGTTCAATTGCTGCTTTCATTTCATTTCACCTTTCATCTATTAGTTATCTGGCTAGAAGTTAGCCAGTGATTAGAATTATACAGAGTTTGTTATTAAATGCAAGCGTTTATTATCCAGTTACCAAACAAGAACCACGCGGAACTACGTTAACACTAACGCAAGCATCAAAATGAAACTGTTGTTTTTCTTTGATAGATAGATTTTCGTAATCTTCGATAGACATCTGTTTTTCGTCCAGTAGCGCGTAATATGCTACGCGAACCAAGAATTTTTGTTGTCTTTTCAGTCTGCTGATAATTGGGTTCATTTTTTTCATGTTATTCACCTTTTTTGTTGTTGGTCTAGGACAATTCCTAAACCTCGAAAATAATTATACACAACTGAATAATAAATGCAAGCATTTATTGCACTGACGCAGACTCAACATATTTTTTGTATTCATCCGCTGATTTGATGTAATCATCTGAAAAATCAGTTCCATTAAGATCATCATCTATTATTTTTGCTATAGCATCTATCGCCGATTGTGATAATTCCTTACCAGTATAATGACGTTGACATGCGTTTGCCATTTTCGCCGCTTCAATTTCTATATTCATTTTGTTGCACCTTTAATAATTCAATAAATAATTAGCAATTCTTCTAATCCAGCAATTACGCTCACGCTCAAACCTTTCCAAAGCTTCCTGGCGAGTGGTTCTTTCGTTTATTATTCTTTGTTTGGTGTAGTGGTGGGTGGGCATTGTTGTTTATCCTTTAAATATTCTATAAATTTTCAAACTATAACGTATAACCAAGGCTTTTTATCGCTTTTGGCAAAAATTCCTTGCTCAATTCCTTGCTCAATAGTCCAGCATGATTCATTGTATCCAATATAACAAATACGCTGCATTCTACTAACGCCGAATGGTTCGCCTTTTTCGTGATTATCTATAAACTTTTGTATGTTTTCATTATGACGCTGTTCAATGTTCATATATAACCTAAAAATAATTATTTAACCATCCACTGTTCAGAGTTCCAGTGAAATTTAAAAGTAAATGCGCCTACTTCAATTTCTGGTGAATCAGAATACAAACCTAGATTTTTTGATAGGTACTCGTTTATTTTATCGTCAGTAATATAAAAGTAATCATTGTGCATAGTTGATCTGCATCCGCTTTTAAATACTGATTGTATTTTTTGTTCTATGCTTTTTGATAATTTCATTTTATCCATCCTTTATTTTGTCGTTTTGTTAACTCGCCGCCATTCTACCGGCCTGATTGATTTATTTGATGATTAAACCAGCAATTTTGTTTAATTCATCGTCAGGCATAAATGCCAATTTAAAAAACATATCGACAGAATCAAACGCTTTTTGTTCTGAGAACAGATTTTGTTTGCATAGTTCCTTATTGCGTTTTTTATTTTCTTCTGATAGGTAGTTGATAATTGATTTTATTAAGATTGATCTATCCATTTTATTCACCTTTTCTATATGTTGTTTTTAAAAGTTGAGCTATCTTACCACGTCCAGCAATAAACGCAAGCATTAATTCAATTATTTTTACTCTGTTTGCTCTATATAAAGAGTGTTGCGCCCAGGTAAAAATATTTTGTTTGTTTGTTATTTTTCGCTTGCATTTATTATTTTAAGCGGTACAATAGCTCAACTTAAAAATTTAACTAACTAACAAACATAAAGGCGAATAAGATGAAAACTACAAAATTAAACAACGGCGTAGTAGTTCTGGCTAAAGAAGATGGCAACGCATTAAAATACGCCAACAACGCACAAGCGACTAAAAAGGCTAACTTATTAGGACTTGAAGTTTATCAAGCTCCTGTGAGCCGTGTATTTTACATTAAAGCAATATAAGGATAAGACAATGCAAGAATTTAACTTAGAAACAGTATTGGCAACATTCCCACAATTAAAACACTTCGGATTAATGGCTATGTGGATTGATGATGGCGAATTATATAGTTCATCTGATTATGATTGGCAAGCGTCAGGCGTAACAGATCATGACATAGCGCAAGCGTTCGCAGAGGGTAAAATTGAACTGGTTTAAAAGAACAACACGGCAAACGCTAGAGCGAATAGTATTTTATATTGTTCTAACGTTTATGATACTTTGGCCTTTTTATAGTAGGTTTTGGTAATGATAGGTAAAGGCATATACACAACGAGCCGTATTTTTTCTAAATTACGCGACAATGAAAAAGAACAGATTGCGATATTGTTCAATTCTATACTTGGTAATGCTTGCATAGGCGAACAGAAAGAGCGTGATATTGTCGAACATTTAGTTAATATATTTGGCTTAAAAGATAAAGTTCATATTGATGAGGAAAAGGAGTAGACAATGGCTAATAAATTTAGATTTAAACAAAAAGTAAAGATTGAATCAAGCAAAAAGGCCGATGGAAGATTTAACTTTGGCCATGTTGTAGGCATTGAGCTTATTCAAGATGCTTTTTATTTAGGATATAAAAACGAAAGTGAGTATTTACGACGGTTTAGCATGGCACGATACAAAGTTGCTTACATTGATTGTGTTACAGAACGAGCATGTAATGAATGGTTTGAAGAACATGAATTGGATGTTAAATAATACATTTAACACTTGCAATAAATAAAAACAAAGCGCACAATGCGTAAAACTTAACTAATAAATGAAAAGGTGGATAAGATGATAATTACAGAAAAGGGCAAATATAGAACATTAAAAGAATTTACAGATCGTGGCCCTATATCAATAGGAACCGTATTAGCTGACAGAATAATAGAAATAACTCAAATTGATAAAAATAATCATAAAGTTATTGGGCCTCAACTGTCTGATTGGATTTATTGGGATTTACCAGTTGAAAAGGTGGATTTATGAAGTATCAAGCCTACATCTACAACCGAGAAAGAATGTCATTAGTTGCTGTCGTGCATTATGATAATCATGTCGATGAGGCGATAGAGATCCTAAATCGGCTCTATCGTGACACAAACAAGTACGGCATAACAGACGATGAAACATTAGCAAAGCCAGACGGTAGAGCGCCTAATCTTTATGCGGGGATTGATTGATATGATGACAATAGCAAATGATAATGAAGAACTAATCAATGACTTTTATAAAAAGCTTGCTTATTACGATGAATCATTTATTGCAAAATGTGAAAAATCAGGCATGACACAACAAGAAACTTGCAGTGCATTATTGAGTGATGTTTTTAGGAATCACATTATTAATAGCATTGTTGATTTGAATAGATTATCAATACAGAGAATAATAAAATGATTAACTATGATGGTATTGACGTTGTTGACTTTGCATATCAAATAATTGCAATGCACAAAGAAAATGAAAGACTTCAACAGGAAGTCGAGCATTACAAAAAACTAAATGAAATACACAATTCTACATTAAACAAAATCGATAACCACAATAAAGAAATGTGCGGATTGATTTTAACTAATTTATTAAAGGTTGATTAATATGTCAAACATGAGTTATTGCAGATTTGAGAATACATATCGTGATTTTATAGATTGCGTAGAAAACATTGACAATAACGATTTAAGTAAATCAGAATCAATATATAGAGAAGGTATTATTAAACTATGCGTAAAAATTGCTCTTGATTATGGGCATGAGGTTGGTCGTCCTGTTGTTTATGTCAAGTAATTAACACTTGCATAAATACATAGCCAATGCGACAATAAGGCGTGTTTTTAATAAATGAATAGGAATAAATAAAATGAGCATAGAAAGAGAATTATTGAAGCAGGCGCTTAATATTGTTGACAAGGCCGGGAAAGGAATTTTAACAATGGGAGAATCTCTAGCATTTTATGAAAAAATTGAACGTGAACTTTCCAAGCCTAATCCTGAGCCGATTGCCTTTCTTAGAGATGATGGTGACGGTTACTTTGAATTCACATCGCACGATGATGAATTAGGATATCCAGTATATAAATGAATCACTTTTGGTACAGTGAGCAACAATCAAAGCACTTTGCATCTAACAACAAGATGCAAGTACATGACGGCGCATTTAAGAAGCATTATGCGCTAATCAATGGGCATACAACGCTTTACACAACAATGAACGCTACAGATAAGAAAACATGCCTATTTTACGATGATAGCGTATATTTAGGCGCTGGTACTTATTCGCATAGTGATGGGGTTTGGTAAAATGAAAATTAAAATAAAGAAACAAGAGCAAATAGAAATAATAATGGACATTGAATTTCCATATTACTATAAGCAAGACTTATATTCCGATTGGCATGATTCAATAATATACGGTAAAATCGAACAAAATAAATGCACCTAAATACAAATATATAAAGAATTTAGTAGCGATGATATAACGATAGAAATAGAAGTTGAGCATAGACCGGCTGAAACTCTTGGATGTTATTTTACTGATGAATATAAAAGCAATGAAGAAGAGTATTTAAAAGCTAAAGATATTGCAATTAGTGTTATTAATGAGTGCTAATATGAAAGAAGAAATAATCGAATTGATTAAACTAATTTTTGTGATTGCTATATTTTTATCAATTGTGTGTTCTATTGCATTTTTTATTAGTAATGGAATAGACTACCACACAAAAAAAATTGTTAATAATGAGCTTAACGAGAGACTAATAAATGAGTGAAATTAAAGAAAAGAAAACAGGACCAGGCCGCCCAACAAAAGACACAGTTGGTGTAGACATTCGCATAGAACGATGGTTAGATGAAAAGGTACGGGCAGAGGGTAAGCCTACAGTTGTGATTGATAGGGCGTTGAGGGCTTATTATGGGGTTAAAGATGTTTAATATTATTAAAAAATATGCTGTGTTTGTAGTAATTGGAGCATTACTTGGATATGCTAAGCTGTGGGCTTTTGATTGGCTTTATTGGGCATGGTTTATACCAATATTAACATTAATTTATGTTAGGGATTCAGTTATGATTGATGAGGCTATGAAAAATGAAAACATTTGATGAGTGGTTTGAAGAGAATTATGGTTGTCTTGATATGCTAGGAACAAGAGAATCAGAAAAGAATGAAGCTAAAAAAATATGGCAAGCCGCCCAAGAAGTTCAGCGGGAGAGTGATGCTGATTTGGTTGAAAAAGAATTTTCTTTTGTAGAAGAATATGACCCTAGCGATGGTTTTATTTTAGCTGAACAAATACGCAACAATAAGGCATCATAATATGTTTGAATTAATTTGTAGTAATTTTTATTTATCTTTTTTTTTATGGTGGTTAATTGGGTTTTTATTGGCTTTGTTTGGAATAAGAACTAAGCGCAATGGAACGACTCTATCTGATATTTTATTTGCTGTACCGTGTGGAATTATTGGGTTATTTGCTATTATTCCGTTTTTTATTGTTAATGATATTGATTTTTTTAATAAGAGATTATTTTAATGAAACTACTAAAAAACCAACAAGAATTTGAAGAGTGGAAGTTTACATATTGCATTAATGGATTAATAACACCAAAAAATTTTCCATGCTATGTTTATTATAAATCGCCAGAATGGACTAATAAAGGAGATTACATTATTGATTATTTATATCATGATGATGTAGATAAAATGTATTGTTCAATACATGGATATAGCGGTCATAAACGAATAAGACACGCCACTCATTTGAGCGAAAAAGAACTAGAATTATTATTATATTATGATGGTCACAATCCACACCCAAGGCCGACAACTCCTAATGAATGTGATATTATTGATAAGTTGATAGGTAATAATTTAATATGTCCATGTGGCAATACATATTTAAGGACAAAAAAAGGATATTCTTTTATTAATAGGCTGATGAATAAAAAAGAAAATAGGAGTGATCAAAAAATGCAAAGTAAGTCAAAAAAAATAGAACTAATTGATCGTATTTTATTTTTTGCTGACAGATTAAAAGATAAATTATAGTTTACGCAACGGTTAAAGTTAAAACACCATGAGTCCATCAGATTTAGAAGTATTAATACATTATCATTGTTTTCCGCTAAAGCATCCAAGATGTAATGCTCCTGCAGTTATTCAAGCAATAAAAATGTTTTTACGTGATGAAATAATTAAAGAATGCGAAAATGATTCAGGATATACAACCACAGAAAAAGGCCGCGCATGGGTAAAAATGATACTTTCAACGCCATATCCAACTCAGCAATGGGTTGATGATAAAGGCAATGTGATTAATAATTGAGAGCTTATAAATTAATTTAAAAGAAACAAAAGGATATACGTTATGGTTATTAAGAACATTATTTATTGGTTGGATTATTATAAACATTATTAATATAACTTATTACAATTCATCTATGGGGCGAGACGATTCAGACCAACAAGGCTGGTTTATGATGCGAAGCGGACTAGTAATTAAAACAGACTACAAAACAGGATGTCAGTTTTATGAATCTAAAAACGGCATATTAACGCCGCGTTTGGACGGGCAGTTAAATCAGTTGGGGTGTCATGGATATTAAAGAAGTAGATATAAGTGATATAGACTGGATTTTTAGAAATGGTTATTATATTATTACCAATTTACCTATAAAAAGTTTAAAAACATTATTATCATATATTGATAGCGATAGACTTGAAGGAGACGATATTACTAAATATTCGCTAATCGTTGCGATTGCTTATAATTATTTGTTAAAAGATGATAAGCAAGGATTTATTGATAGGTGTAGGACATTTCATTATTAATCAGTTGGGGTGTAAAGATGAAAAATAAACTAATTAGTATCGCTAATAAACTTAAAGGAAAGCGATTGATATGGACTAAGTTTTTTAGGTTGTATTGCGATGGTGGACAGACAAGATTCAGATTAATGCCAAACTTTACTAGGCAATATTATAGAAGATGCCTGGGAATGTATGGATTTTGCGTTTATTGGATTGGAAGAGAGTTTAATTTTAGTTTTGGCGTTGATAATAGTGGTTTTTATGAAATAAAATAAACAAAAGTGTCACTTAAAACTATAACCGGCCTAGTGTCGGTTTTTTATTGAATAAAAAATCATGAATAAAAATGGCATTAACAAAACAACAAAGACAAGAACTACATAGCAAATATAACGGCAAGTGCGCTTATTGCGGATGTGATATAACATTAAAAGAAATGCAAGCGGATCATATTAAGCCTATATATCGTAACTGGGAAGATGGCGAAGTTAATAGTGATAGGCGTGGAATTGATGATATATCAAACATGAATCCATCGTGTGCGCCATGCAATAGGTGGAAATCCGTTTATACAATAGAAGAATTTAGAAAAGAAATAAGTTTACAGTATGAAAGGCTATTAAAAATCAGTGCTGGTTTTAGAATGATTGATAGATATGGAATTATAAGCAATAAGGTTGAACCTGTTGTATTTTATTTTTAAATGTAATTATGTGTTTATTACATATAATTGCACTTTTTACTTGACAATGATATAGTATTATGAATTACATATCATTTGGGCAATATCATGTCAAGCAATATAGCAAAACCGAGTAAAAGATATTTAGAATTAGAAGAAGAAAGGGATTTATCAAGAACTTTAAAGGGAGGAACAAAAGCAATGATGGAGGCAGGCGAGAAGTATATGCCCCGTCATCCCGCCGAAGAACCTGACAACTATAAAGTCAGACTTCAAAGTACAACTCTTTATAATGGTTATGCGTCCAGCCTTTTAAAAGCCGCAGGGAAAATATTTGCTAAACCTGTCACAGTAAATTCAGACGTTCCAGATCAATTATTGCCCATACTGGACAATATCGACGGTCAAGGTCGCAATATAACGTTATTTCTATTTGATGTATTATTAAGTGCTGAATATGACGGTATTGATTTTGTATTTACTGACTATACGTCTATTGAACAACCCGCCGAAGATAAGCCGCCATTAACCGCCTTGGACGTTAAGAATATGGGCGCAAGACCTACCGTTATTTTATACGGTGCTGAACAAGTAATAGGATGGGAGTCAGAAAATATAAATGGTGTACAGACATTAACATGTGTGCGCATTAAAGAATGCGTAACAGAACAAGGTGAAGATGAATGGACAGAAAAAGAAGTTGAGCAGATAAGGGTTTTGCGTCCTGGATCGTATGAAATATGGCGCAAGACCGATCAAATAGGAAATATTGCAGTTGATTGGTATTTATATGATAGCGGGATAACTGCCCTTAATTATATCCCATTACACCCATACTACACTAATCGAACTGGATATTTCGAGGGTTTGCCGCCGTTTCAAGCACTAGCTGAACTTAACAAGCAGCATTGGAATAGCTCTAGTGAGCAGGTGCAAGCATTAACATTTGCCCGTTTTGCCATGATGGTGTTTAGCGGATTACAACCTGATGACAAGATCGGCAAAGTAGGGCCTAATCAGATTATTCGTTTGCCCAACTCTGATAGTAAATGGGGGTTGATTGAGACAGCCGGTAAAGGTATCGAAGCTGGTCGGCAGGATATTGAAGATATAGAAAAGCGCATGTTATCATCCGGGATGACCGCCAGAGTTGAGACTAAAGCAGGAGTAACAGCTACCGCTTCGGCCATTGATAGCAAAGATGCTGACAGTATATTGATGGCATGGGCTACCGCATTAGAGGATTTAATGCAGTCAGTTTTACAGGATATGGCTAATTATGAGGGATTAAAATCAGGCGGCACAATCGAAGTCAATAAGTCTTTTGCAATGGATAAGCCAGAGGGGAGTGCAGCGGATTTATTGGATAGCTTTAATTCAAATGCTATATCGCACGAAACATATCTAAATGAGATAAAAAGGCGTGATATTTTGTCGGATAGTGTTGATGTTTTGGAAGAATTAGCAAGGATTAAGGAAGAAGCAGACCTATTGCTATCTATGCAAAAAGAACAACAACAGCCGCCAAACCCGTATAATGTAGATATTTCAAATAAACCGGATACAATGGTGTCATAATGGAATATAATGATTGTTTAAATTATCAGGACGACTATTATATACTTGATGATGATGAGTTATTTTTGTTGGACGATAATCAGATTATTGAACGCATGGAAGCGCAGAATAAACGTAGGAATCCGGCAACGATAAAGAGAAATAATACAGGCATTGATTAAATGAGCACAGCATATAATCCTAGTTATAACGTTAGCTTTAATGATTCAAATGAATTAATAATTTCCAATGTTGGTAGTGCAAGTAATTATTATCCTATTTTTGCAAGTTATGATGATATTGAAATAGAAAAAAGCAATATCCACATAAACAAACAACGCGCACAATCTAAAATTAATGGTAAGAATAGTCGGTGGTGTTAGATGAAATGTCCAGTTTGTAATAATAAAGAAGTCGATATAATGTTTGGATGCGGTATACAAAATTGTGGGCAAGAAAATGAGAAGGTAATAAGAACATGGGGATGCGTTAAATGTAAATCAGTAGGAGACATTGAATATGTTATTTCTGATATTACGATTATTTCAAAAAGAGGAGTTAGAGTTAAATAAAGCATTCAATAGTATTAAGCCCATAGTATTTTTATTATGGGCTTTTTTATTGCCTAAAATTTATGTTAATTATTGACAATATTGCTATTTATCTATCTATAAGATAGAATCAGTCATTTTAAATAATAGATATAATTATCATGGACTATAATAAGTTAGCTGAATACGCAACAGATAGACAAAAAGAAATATTATTAGCTATACAATCAGAGGGTGGAATACGAAAGGCCGCGACAAAACTAGGATTAAGCAAATCTACAGTTAGCGAATCAAGACAGAAGGTAATAAAAAAAGCTGCACTCATGGGATATTCTCCAGAACACAACCTAGTTCATCCTGTACCCGATGGCTTCAAGCTCAAGGGTACTAGCACCATGTACGACATGGATACAGGTGAGGCCAAGATACAGTGGGTAAAATCAACTATCGATAGCGAACGCCAAGAGCAAATGATGCGTGAGGTAGTTAATGCTCTAATCGAAGAAATACCACCAGAAAAAGCAGTAACTCCACCTAAACACACGCTTGACAATCTATTAAATGTATATGTTATAACTGATTTTCACCTTGCCGCCAAGGTATGGGGCGAAGAATGCGGTGCAGATTGGGATATGAACATAGCAGAGGATACATTAATAAAATGGTTTTCAGCGGCAATTTCATTATCACCAGATGCAAAAACAGGCGTATTCGCTCAACTAGGTGACTTTGCTCACTTTGATGGACTTCTAGCAATAACACCAACAAGCGGCAATATCCTAGATGCCGACACCAGATTCCAAAAGCTTGTACGCGTATTAATTCGTGTTATACGTCGAGTAACAAGCATGTTACTTGCAAAGCACGAACATGTCCATTTGCTTATGGCTGAGGGAAATCACGATCTTGCATCTAGCGCATGGATGAGGGAGCTATTCTATTCATTATATATCGATGAGCCACGCATTACGGTTGATACTAGACCAGACCCTTATTACATGATTGAGCATGGCAAGACATCGTTATTCTTTCATCATGGGCATAAAAAGCGCATGAATGGACTGGAGACTGTATTTATTGCAAAGTTTAGAGAAGTATTCGGGCGCACTAAGTTTTCCTACGCACATACAGGGCATTTACATCATGATGTACTGCGAGAAACAAACACCATGAAGATAGAGCAGCATAGGACTCTAGCAGCTCCAGATAGCCATGCTAGTCGTGGCGGTTGGTTGTCAGGTCGGGATGCTAAGGTAATCACATATTCGTCTGAGTTTGGTGAGGTGTGCAGAAATACCGTGTCTATTGATATGCTAAATGCAATTTAAACGTGCATTTATTTTTTATTGTGGTATTATTTAGCTTTAAAATGAATTTATAGGATAGATAAAATGAATATCAATATTATAAAAATAACAATATTAAGATCACATCACGGTGCAGATGAGTTAATATTAACAACTGAATTGCCGAACGGATGTTATCCTTATGATGGATGTTCACATTTGAAAATGACAATCGCAAAAGATTCAGCAGAAAAATACATTGAAAATAATTTCAATGGTGTTAATTTTGAATTGATTGAGGTTTAATAAAATGAATGAAGAATTAGAACAAATAATACATGAAGAAACAAGAAAAACTAGATGAAGTCACCCTTATGATTGTGACTTTAATATAAGACAGGCTTTTTTAAGATTTTATAAACTAGGCCTAGACGCACAAAGGGAAAGTGATTTAGAAATTGCCAGACGTGAACATTCATCGGAAGAAGTTTACAATGCTATTCAAGATACCGGAGACTTATAAAATGAAAGCATACAAAATTGAATTATTGGTTATTGATTTTGATGGAATTGGAGAAGAAGAAATTAAAAGTGTTATTGAAAATGCTAAATATCCGAATAGATGCATATCGCCAGATGTAAAAAGCATTGAATGTGCTGATATTGGTGAATGGGATGACGATCATCCATTAAACTCATCATTAACGAGTGATGAAGAATATAATAGGTTGTTTGGAGATAATAAATGAAACATCCACACGCAAGTTTAATTAAACAATGGCTTGAAGATACTACGCAGGAAATTGAAGCGTATTGCTCAACACCGTCAGAAAATTGTTGGATAGAATCAAAAATATCCCAATTAATTATGGATAAAAATAAATTATATCAATTTAGAATAAAACCAAAACCCGACGAATTACTAGGCTTAAAATTCAAAGAAACTAGCGAACAAACTTATACTTATAAGAAACCCTACCAATACGAACATTTACGGCAGGCTATTAGGGATGGGAAGAAGATAGAATATATTTGTCCTTTAACTAATACATGGACAATGTGGATAATGAACACCACTGATGGATTATTTGAATTAAATGTTAATAATTACCGCATCCACGACCTATACAGAGAGCTTAAAGAAGCGCAAGCGAGTGGGAAACGGGTTGTATATCAAAAATCAAATGATGATTGGATTGATTTACCTATTAATTATTTAACGTGGTCATTGCCATTAGAACGATACAAAATAGTTGAGCATGATAAAGAGTCAATAATATACAATGATGTTTATGTGTCTAACAATAAATTCAGGCTAGTTAAAATAAAAATAACTGTATCCGGCATTACCGGAAAAATTACGGCTGAGATTATAAATGAATAAAAAATTCAAAGTAAAATGGAAAACGAAAGAAGATGAATCATATTATTCATACGAATGCGATTATGACTCTGCTTATAAATTATGGTATCATTTAAAAGAGAATGGATGGCAATCATGGGTATTTGTTGAGGATGAAAATGGAAATATTAAGGATATGGGTAAAGAGCCACTGGAGGATTATTAAATGAAAATAGAAAAAAGAAGCGATATTTATCGCGAATTAGCAAGGGTTATGGATTTATGCGATGGAATTAAAAATGTTAATTATTGGAATTGCATAAAACTACGTGGGAAAATATGTGCTATTAATCCAAGCTTAAGTAATGATTTAAATGAATATGAATTTGCCATAGCTGTCGTTGAAGATAGGCCTGTTTTTGTTGGGGATGTTCTTTATTATAAAAATTATCGTCAAAAGGCCATTGGATTAATAGGAAATGATTCATTGCAAGTTGTTAGTGATGATTGTGATTCTAAATATAACAATAAAGTAGGCGCTATCAACTTTAGTGATTTATCATGGAACCCACCAAAACCAAAAGCATTATGTCAAATTCAAGGAAAAGATATATTTAAAGGTGATATTTTATATTTCTGGCCTGAATTTAGTCATTATGGAGAAGGAAAGAAAGTAAAAGTTATATCGCATAAAATAGACGTTCACGGAAGAGATTGTTTAATGTTTGATGTAACAAATGGATTTTACGATAAAAGATGTTTTTCTTTTACAAACAAACCAAAAACATTTAATTTAAATGGGGTTGAGCTGTCTTTGCCTGTTAAAGAGTACAAAAGAGATACTGTTTATAAAGCAATTCAAATAGGTGGTGATACATTTTGTTTTGAAACTATTGAAGATTTAAATAAAGTTCATAATGAATTAGTTAAATTATTGTCTGGATTATCAGATAAATAAATAGCATTAAAAAAGCCATTAAATTAAAAACTTAATGGCTTTATTGTTAATATTCTTTAATCATTGCCTGAGCATAAACTGTATTATACCTATCAAGTCCGTTAATATCTGTATTGATATTCATTGCCACGCTAACGCATCCTTGACATTTATATCCATTACCTAACATTGCACTTACTATTATACTTAATCTAAATGGTGTTGATTCTGTTATTACGGTATATTCTTCTGTCATTTACCATCCTTACACAAATAAATAGCCTGTTCAGGTGTAAAACCTTCTGTAATATAGGCATCGTATCTAACTTTTGATGCCTTTGCAGCATAAGCCATTAAATTAATATAATGTGGAAAATCATCTATTATATTTTTTAATATTGCTTCATTAGTCATTTGTTTTGCTTTGTTTTCTTCTATCATATTAACTCTGTATTTCTATTCAAAATATTTACGATTGCAGTCTACCATATGGCATGTTGTTTTGTTTGGATAGTTTTGTTAGTTTAATTTTTTACGATTATAAAAAATATCTATTACTATTAACCCATTTATTGTCAATAACAATAACCCTGTTTTAATATCATGAGAAATGTAAGTTAGATATATAGTTATTATTTGACAAAGTATCAAGAACATTTAGACGCTCCGCAAGATAAACAAACCTTGCATCCGTCCATTAAAATACACGCTTTGGTTTTGCATTCTGGACAAATAGAAGCGTTATCAGGATATTTTACTTCTTCTTCATCCGTTTGCGTTGGCTCCATCTCTTTAATTAATACAGGCCATTTTTCAGACTCTAAAGCAGAATTAAGCGAATCAATATAATCAAAATACTTCAACAAACAATAGCCGATCTCAGCAGTTAAACTCGGCATAAAACGCGGCTTTTCACCATTAGCGCCTTTTTTAGTCCAATGGCCGCCGTTAGGGTCTGCGACTTGCATTAACTCATCAGCTATAAAACGTACATTACCACCTTTACGCATAACGGCAGATATAAGCCTTGTAAGCGCAGTAATCCATTGATGATTAGATGTATCCTTACAATTGATAAAAACCTCATAAGGGTAATACATACCATCTAATTGCATGGAGTTTGTAGTAACATATATTGCGTGTTCTGATGTCGGTATCTTGATCTTGTATGTTTTACCATGCAATTCATCATCGCGTTTTATATTCTCGTGCATTGTTTCAATAGTATTTTCTATAGGATTATTAATTCTAACGTCGCTCATTTTAACGCTATATCCGATTATTTTTTGCGTAATTTTATTTGTCATTTATTTGTTTAGTATGGTCTTGATATGGTGGCAATTGATGAAGTATTGAGCTGAATATCAAGCCAATCCAAACAGGCGGATTAGTTTTCCCTGACTCCCAACTTTGAATTGCTGATTTTGATAGGCCGGTATTATCTGCTAGTTGCCTTTGGCTCCATCCGAAGCGTTTGCGGAAATTCAATATATAGTTATCTTTCATCTAATAATTAAGTTTTTAATTCTAATCATTCTTTTATATTGAATATTCGCATGTATAACTTTTTTCGCATACAAAAAAGATTGTTTTTTATTATTCCCACGCTCAATACATTGTTTTGCAATTCTATTGCATGATATTGTGTATGTGGTTAATTTCATTCCCAAGCCCCAACAGTTAAAAAGTTTCCTGATTCATCAAATTCAAATCTAGTATAAAATCCACTGTACCCATCAACTTTATTACATAATGGAAATTCGCCATCATTATATTGATTATTACCGAATGTTATATTTCCACTATCAGTTGAATACGAAATACCCAGCGAATCTAAAAACTGCTTTGTTCTTTCAAAGTCTGTCATAATTCAATTCTCGTTTCAATATTGCCAACTATACATGATTTGTTTTTATCTCCTACTAATTTAACATCTAGCATATTTATATATATTGAATCTATAGACATGCCGGTTAATTGTTTAAATTCTGCTAGTTCTGTATTTATTATATTGTGCAATCTTTTTTCAAGTTTTTTCTTTTCTGTTCTTATTTCATCTATATTCATATTATCCTCATTAAATTGAAGTTGGTGGAAGGAATTGAACCTTCACTAATTGGCTTCATACCATATCCCCACAATATGGTCTGTTTAAGGTCGCCTTTACCAATATCGACGCACACCAACATAGATAACCACTCAGAAACATTAAGCCTTACTTTATTTTACGTAATATCGCGTGATAAAGTATTTTATGCAAAACTCTTAATGAGTGGTTATTTATGTTGCCACTAGATATACCGCTAATGGCGACGGTTTTATGATCTATTACCCCTACTAATAGATTCATCAATATATGATGTGGATTAATTGCATAAAATTAGCGCTGTCCTTAGATATTCCCATATCGTCACAGCTTCGCCAATATTTACTGTTATTGCTCAGTTTTATTTTCTAATTACTTACTAACTTTGCTTTGCTTAAAAGTAATAACTTTCTTTTCCGGTTGAGCAGGAATAGTAATTGTTTCTCCTGTTGATGGATTGCGTCCTTGTCGTTCTGGTCTATCTGATCTTGTTGTTAGTTTGAATGTGCCGAAGTTGTGCAGTCTTACATCAATACCATTATTTATATCTTCTTTGATACATCTAAATAATACATCAATAATTTTCTTTGCTTCTGAAATAGGAAGCATGTCCAGTTCTTCTGAATGATTAAGTTGCCTAGCATAATCACTAATCGTTTTTAATTCTTTACTTGACATTAATATTTATCCTAATTTTGTTTGTTATATAAAAAATCAATTTAACACATATATAAGTCAAAAGCAAGCTTTTTGACTTATATATAAGTCATTATGTTTATCAGATAAATAAACGCTTGATTTATATGTTATATTTATAGCTAAGAATATGCGTGAGGTATATTCAATAATCATTAATCGTGAGGATTAAACATGGCTTTAGCATTATCAGTAGATTCATTGGAAGGATTGCCAGATGCAATTCATTCTTTATATGTCGAAAAAGACGGCGTTTATGTATTAGACGTTGACGGCGTACCAGATGTAACAGGACTTAAAACAGCTTTAGATAGTGAGCGTGAGCGAGCTAAAAAGGCTGAAAAAGAAAGAAAGGAACTCGAATCTAAATTCGCTGGTATTGACATCGAAGAAGTTAAAGCGATGAAGGAAAAAGAAGTTGCGTTAGAAGAAGAAAAGCTACGCCAAGCCGGACGCGAAAAGGAAATCGAAGAAAAAAAACAAAAGCTTATTAATGAAGCGCATCAAAAGGCATTAACTGAAAAAGATGAGTTTGCAAAAGCTTTAGAGATTAAAGCCAAACGTATGGAAGAAAAAGCATTAGATGGCTTTTTAAGCGCTGGTATCAATGGCTCAGGGATTCATTCATTTGCAACTGATGAAGCTATTGCTGATGCAAGGAAAGTATTTTCATTAGATGAAGATGGCAATGTTGTTGCTCTTGATGCTGACGGCGACCCTTTATTTGATGATGATGGAAAAACAAAGCTGACAATTTCTTCCTACTTTAAATCAGAGAAGTTAAAAGCAAGAAAGCCGCACTGGTTTGAGGTTAAAGGCGGCGGAACTGGAGCGCAACAATATGGCGCACCACGCAATACAAAAGATTTATCACATTTGCCTCCTATTGAGCGTTTAACAGCAGCTCGAAAGGCGGCTAAAAAAACGTAATATTAACAATATAGGTAATAAACATGGCATTAACCCTAATAGAAGCAAATAAACTAAACCCAGGTAATGTAGTACAGGATACGATTGTAGAAATTTACTCTGGTTCATCTGATGTAATGCGCTTTCTACCATTTAAAACTATTAATGGTGGGACTTATGGATATAGCACCGAGCAATCATTACCAGGAATCGGCTTCCGTGGGGTTAATGAAGCTTATACCGCATCAACCGGAGTATTGAATCCAAAAGTTGAAACACTGTCTATCGCTGGCGGTGATTTGGACGTTGATAAATTCATTATTCAAACTCGCGGTGAAGAAGAACGCTCTATTCAAGAAGAAATGAAGGTTCGCGCTCTTGGTTTGGCATGGACTCAAAAATTCGTCAAAGGTGACTCAGCAAGTGATGTCAGAGAATTTGACGGATTACAAACTCGTTTAGTTGGCGATCAGAAATTCCAAGCTGGGACAACTGCAAACGGTACTCCGCTATCTTTGGGCGTATTGGATGAAGCTATCCGTAGAACCTACAGACCTACTCACATTTTAATGTCAAGCAAAATGGCAATTAAATTTGGCGCGGCAGCGCGTAGCTCTACAGTTGGTGGATATATTCAATATGGCATTCCTGAGCTTGGCAGAATCCCAATGTCTTATAACGGTTTGCCAATTATTACGGTTGACTTAGACGGCACAGGCGCAGAAATCCTGCCATTTACCGAAGCTGCAACATCTGGCACAGCCACAGCAACTTCAATCTATGTATTGTCTTTAGGCGATACCGGCGTTTGCGGATTGCAAAACGGTATGATTGATGTAAGAGATTTAGGTGAGTTAGATACTTCTCCTGTTTTCCGCACTCGCGTTGAATGGTACAGCACATTTGGCGTATTCCATGGCCGTGCTGCTACTCGTATCTGGTCTATTTCTGACGCTGCTATTACTGCTTAATAGATAAGTAATAGATAAATAATGGGGCGATTATATTCGCCCTATTTTTAATAAACATATAGGATTTAAAACAAATGGCAAATGATTATTCAAGATATACCTATGACGCTAGTCTGTCACTAAAAGCGGCTGGGCTGGTTGCAACAACTACAACTGAATCAACTATTTTAGACTTAGGAGCAGGTCTGGTTGATGGTTATTTAGTAATTGATGTTTCGGCGGTTGAAGTAGCAAGCACTGATGAGATTTATTTGATATGCCTTGAGGGTTCAAACGTGGCAGCCATGACTAGCGGCAGCGTTTCCTTGGCTTCTATTGAGATGGGTAACGCAACAGCTCCTGCTGATGCAGACACAGGCACTGGCAGATTTGTTGTCCCATTCCGCAATGAGCAAAACGGCACTATTTACCGTTATGTACGTATTTATACCGAAGTAGCTGGAACCATAGCAACTGGTATTAATTTTAGTGCTTTCCTTGCTGCTGACAACGATTAAGGCTAATTATAATGACTAGAAATATAGTTGTTGAAGAAGTAGTAAATGCCAATGTCAAAGCATATAAAACTGTTGACTTAGATGCTCAAGTTAGTGCGACTGATATTGGCGTAGTACCTACTGCCGTATCCAGCACAGTTGTAGCGACTGAGACAGGAGATCAGTTATGGCATAAAACAGTATTAACTTGTACTGCCCTGCCATTGTCTATCGCTGATGATGCTGGCGTTGCTCAATATGGCGGGGTACAGGTCTATACATTTCCTAAAGGCTTGATTGCAACAATGGCCGCTGGTGTATCTGGCAATTTAACGCTAGGCACAACCGGCACAATCATTGACGCTTTTACCGGAGTTAATGCACTAGGTTCTGTCGTCGCTACCACTGGTGCAACTTTAGTATCAACAGAAGCAACATGGCTGCAATCTACCGCAAATGCAACAGCGGCTGCTAAAGTTGCGGCCATTAGCTCTGTATCTGTTGCAACTGATCTTACTGAGACAGGTGGCCGAGTTTATGATGGGCGTACAACTGCTGCGCCGGTATTCCTAAACTTTGCTATCGCTGATGATGCAAGCCATACGGCAGGCACAGGCACATTCACAGGTACTATTACCTTTGTTTGGACTAAAGTAGTTTAAGCGTTAAATAAATTATTGCCATGCTATTAGGCATGGCAATTTTTTCAATATATAGGATAAATAAAATGGCATTAGTTACAGTTTACGATCAAGACGGCAACGAATTTCAAAAAGAATCGGTAGATGCTAGGGAATGTATCGAAGCATTGGGTTTTACCTATGAAAAAGTAGAAGAAAAGCCAGTTGAAGTTGTTGCATCAGTTCAGGAAGATGAAATCATTGTTACGTCAGAAGAAGTAGAAACAAAAACCCGCAAATATAGCAAAGCGTCTATCTAATGAATAACGCTACTACAACAGCATATGCTGCAAGCTTAACCATTTCTGATGTTGGCGTAACGGTTTATGGTATATCAGGATACAACTCGAAAACATCAGCGCAGTTTATCCAGTTGCATGATGCAAGTGCATTGCCTGCTGATGCATCAATACCTAGCGTAGTTATTTCTGTTGCTGCATCATCAAACTTTAGTATTGACTTCGGTGTGCATGGTCGGCAGTTTCAAAATGGCGCAGTCATTTGTAACTCATCAACTGGACCAACTAAAACGATAGGATCGGCTGATTGTTTTTTTGATGTGCAATATGTGTAACACATAAATGGCTATTGTATCTATCAATGAAAAGAATAACCATGACACAGAGGGTAATCCTTGCTCAGTTCCATCTGTGATAGGTCTGCCTACGCAGTTCTTTTTAACTGCATCTGGAGATGGTAAAGGTACTTATAATTTAAATGGTGATTATTCAGCGGCTCCAACTGACTTTTATTATCAAGCTACAACAAATTATTATATCCAAACATTATTAATGTCAATATCAGACAACGCTAATTTCAATCAAACTGATTATGGCGCTATATCTGGAGGGCTAACAAATGGTATTAAATTCTTTATTAAACCTAATGGATTATCTGAAATTCCTTTATTAAGCGGAGTTGCATTTAAGCAAAATTATGAATGGTTATCGGTAACTCCAGATTCAAAATTAACTTCTTTTGCTGGTCTAGCTCAGACGCTAACAGTAGATTTTAATGTGACAACAGAATATGGAATGCCTATTAAGTTAGGTGCTGGAGATAGGTTTATTGCAAGATTAAATGATAATTTTAGCACTCTTGTAGCCCATACAATAGGGCTTAGAGGTCGTAAAGTTTAATGTCATTAAGTTTAATAGAAGCTAACAAAATTAATAGAGGTAATACTATGCCATTGATTAAAGGATATAGCAAAAAAAGTGTATCAAAGAATATTTCAATGGAAATGAAAAAACATCCAAAGATGACACAAAAGCAAGCCGTTGCAATAGCATTGAGTACGGCTAGAAAAGCTAAAGCTAAAGCAAAAAAGAAAAAGTAAATAAATATGTCTAGAATATATGTTGGCGACAATAAGTTGCACGCTGTTAGAGATATAGGCGAGCTTGTTTATAAAGCAAGTTCATCAGAAACAAATGGGCTTTTGTTATGTAATGGTCAAGCCATAAGCCGATCTATATATTCAGATTTATTTGCAGAATTAAGTACTACTTACGGCGCAGGTAATGGAACTACTACATTCAATGTTCCAGATATGCGCGGGCGTGTTCCAGGCGGAGCAGGGCAAGGAACATTTGCAACTTCCTTCCCCAACACTGACGTGATAGTTGCTGCCAATGATATTACTGTCTCTGCTAATGATAGTATTTATACTGGAACGGCTGTAGTTCTCAGTACAACTGGCACTGCACCGGCTGGTCTTACAGCAGGTACCACATACTACGCAATCAGAGAATCATCAACATTAATTATGTTGGCTACAACTCGTGCAAATGCGATTGCTGGCACAGCTATTGACATAACCGGACAGGGAATAGGAACTCACACTTTAACTATTACTTATACAAATAGAACTGTTGGAGATGTTGTTGGTGAAGAATCACATGGTTTAACTGTTTCTGAAATTCCGTCACATAGTCACTCAGTAAACGGTTATGTCAGAACAAATTATGACATTAATGATGTTTTTTCAGATTATCAAGGATTAGATACTGGTTCAGGCAATTATACATCATCAAGCACAGGCGGAAGCACATCCCATAATATTATGCAACCTACGGCGTTTGCTGGTTATTGGTTTATTTATACAGGGGTTCTGTAATGTCATTAAATGTCGAGACGGGAACCGGCGCAAGTAATAGCGAAAGCTACATAAGTGTAGCGTCTGCGGATACTTATTTTAGTGATAGAGGCAACGCTACTTGGGCCGCTCTAACTACTGCCCAAAAAGAGCAAGCCTTACGCAAAGCAACAGACTTTATGTTGCAAAGATATAGGCAATATTGGAAAGGCTATCGCAACCTTTCGACTCAAGCTCTTGACTGGCCAAGGTCGTTTGTCTATGCCGAACCTATTATAGCCAGTGCTGTTGGTGATCCTTACCCGCAATTAATAGATAGCAATATTGTACCTGTTGAGGTTAGTAGGGCTTGCGCCGAATTAGCGTTAAGATCAACTACCTATACCGATGGATTATTGCCTGATGTATCAGATTTGGTAACAGAAGAAACAATAGGACCAATTACCACTAAATATGATAGTCGCAGCCCTGATACGCCACTTTATAAATCTATTGATGCTATGTTGTCTATTTATTTAAAAGATGGTGGTATGAACTCTTTAACTAGCACTGTGCAAAGGGCGTAATGTAATGGCTAAGGATAAAAAAGTAAAAAAAGTTGAATGGCTAGATAGAACGCTTATTACATCACCAATATATTACTGTTTATGCACTAATGAAAAACAGTTTTATAAGGAAATGAAAAGATTAGGAATATCTAAAAATGAAGCAGGTTCATTTATTAAAAATGAATGGTCACATGCAACGGTTCATCATTTTGAAAGAAAAGGAAAATATATATCTATTGTTTGTATTGATAAAGAAAATGCTAAAAAGAATAAAACTGATCCTAATCAAATAGTAGGATTATTAATTCATGAGGCAGTTCATATATGGCAAGAGATTAAAGAACATATAGGAGAACATGATCCTAGCCGAGAATTTGAGGCATATTCTATTCAAAGTATATCTCAAGAATTAATTAGGTCTTATTAATGACAACATTTAATTATACTAAGACCAAAGCATCCGTTGAACGCATGCTAACTAAATATGGGCAAAGCATCACGCTTACGCACCATAGTTTAGGCGCTTACGACCCTGCAACAGGAACCGCAACAGATACGACCAGCACACAAACTGGAAAAGGCGCTATATTTGAATGGGGGCAACAAGGTTCTACGCCTAGTTATGGTAGGTCTATGATACCGGAAAGTTCTATCGTTTCTGGTGATAAGCAACTGTTTTTATCTCCTACCGGAATAACAGTGCCGGAAGTGAATGATTATGTAACTGATGTTAATGGCGTTATGTATTTAATAAAAATGGTCAAGACATTAGCACCAGCGGGAACGGTTGTTTTGATTGAGTGTAATATTTCTATAGGATAGGTAAAATGCGTATTTCCATGTGTCATGATGATCCAGATTATTTCCCATATGCTGTTGAGTCTGCGGTATTGCTTGATGGTGAAAGACTATCAACTTGCATAATGGCTGATGAAGAAAATGGCGAAGTTGAATGTTTAGTAAAAAATGATGATGGTTATGGATTAAAGAAAAATCCTAATTACAACGAAAATATAGAAAGATCAAAAGAAAATTATCCATTTCTTACTGAGATTAAAAAAGGCAAAGTAGAGCTTGTTTTTAATGATGAAAAATACACAAGAGAATATTGCCAAACAATGTTGGATAATTTGAAAAGTGGTAAGTGGGTTTTAGGTGTGTAGGTGGAACAATATAATTTCGCTGTAGATGTTGCTAGTTTTGTTAAGCAAACTATTGAAGATGCTGACGATGTTGTTAGGCGAGTAATATCACAAACTGCATTTTCTGTTATTGACGAAGCACCTAGCCCTGTTGGTGATCCATCAACATGGAGTTATCCGGCTCCACCTGATTATACTCCAGGTCATTTTCTGCTTAATTGGCAGTTGGGTGTAGATAATGTACCTACTAATGAATTAAACAGTGAAGATCCAGATAGAGCCAATGCTTTAATTAGAATAGGCGCACAAATACCAGCTAAATCAGCCGGACATGATTATTATTTAGTTAATAACGCAAGCTATGCTAGAGCATTGGAAGATGGACATTCAGATCAATGTCCGCCTAGAGGGATGGTAGAAAGAACATCAATGAAATTTGAATCTATTGTCGATCATGCTGTATTAGGTGCAAGTAAGAGTAATAAATGAGCGAACTATACATAAGACGCGCAATCGAAACAGCTATTAATGGCTTGGCTGGCATGAATGCAATTACATCATCATCTGTAGCAACAAGTACGGTCATTACAACAACTTCAGCGCATGGATTAACGTCTGGTATGCAGGTTTCTATTATTGGGCATACAGGCTCTACCCCTGCGATAGATGGAAGTTATGTTGTGACGGTAATAGGTGCAAGTACGTTTACCATTCCTAAAACCGTAACTGTTGCTGGTACTGGCGGAGGCTTTACCTTGACTGCATGGCAAAATATACCCTTTACGCAACCTGCGGCTAATACACCTTGGCAACAAGTATGGATACCGTCATCTGACGCTGAAAATCCAACGATGGGCGATAACTTTTATAGAATACATAGTTATTTCCAGATAGATTTAATGTATCCATTGCTTAAAGGAACTGCTGCTATTGATACTCGAATAGGTATTATTAAATCTACGTTTAAACGTGGTGAATCATTTACCAATGGTGGCATTACAGTAAAAATAGAAAATACTCCTAATGTAGTTGATTATGGGCCTGATGGTAATTTTTATAAAAAATGTATAAAAGTAAGATATTGGGCAGATATATTCCCATAAATATTAAAATTATACTTGACATACTTGCTTTTTTAATTTAATAGTTATATAATGCTTGACAATATGAATAAATCAACAATTATTTTACATGAGTCACTATTAAGAGCCGCAAAGATGGTTATATCTGCGTGGCAAGAATGGTTAGACGAAAGAAAGAAACAAAAGTAATAAATACAATTTAATTTAACTAATTTAAGCCCGCCCCATTAAGCCGCGCTAACTGACATAATTAGCCCCGCTTAGATTCCAAAAAGCCGCCTTAAATATTTCAATCTTTTATAGGAATATTTATCGTGACTATCGCATCAGGTATAGCCAAGCTACTCGTAGCAAAAAAACAATCAGCACTAGGCACAAAAGCAACTGCTGCATCAGCCCAGTATTACAGACGCACATCGTCTAACATCGAATTAACCAAAGACACCTACGAATCTGCTGAAATTAGACCTGATAGACAGGTACAAGATTTTAGGCATGGCTTGCGTAAGGTAGGCGGTACTATTTCCGGTGAACTTAGCACCGGTACTTATCAATCTTTCATTGAATCTACCCTCGGCGCTGCCGCATCAGCGGCTATTAACTCTGGCGCTTTGACCGACGTTACCGCAGCCGTTACTTCTGGTGCATCAGGTACTTTCACTACTGTTGGTGCTAACTGGCTAACACTTGGGTTTAAAGTCGGAATGGTTGTTCGTTGGACTGGATGGACTGCACCTGCTACAGCAAATAATGACCATAACTTCTTAATTACCGCACTTTCATCTACGGTAATGACTGGAACAATGTTGGATGGAGTTGCAGTTGTTGCTAAAGCATCTGGCGATAGCGTTACCGCAACAGAACCAGGAAAACACATATCTATTCCTATAACGGCTCATACCAAAGACTATTGGACAATCGAACACGCTTATTCTGACATTACCCAGTCAGAACAGTTCACCGACTGCGTATTCACCAAAATGGACGTTAAACTCCCGCCTACCGGTATGTCAACTGTTGACTTTGCTGTTGTTGGTCTGGATATGGATACCAGTACATCTGCCTACTTCACTACTCCTACCGCTGTTACAAGCACTGGTATTTTAGCCGCTGTTAATGGTGCGTTATATGTATCAGGTACAAAAGTAGCAACTGTCACCGGCTTAGATTTTAGCGTTGATAACGGATCAACCGCTGTTGGTGCTGTGGTTGGTTCTAATGTATCGCCTGACGTTACGGCTGGTATTTATAAAGTATCAGGTAATGCAACTGTATTTTTCCAAGATGCCACACTGAGGGATTTATTCGATAACGAAACAGAATCTTCTTTAGTTGGTGTATTCACCGATTCAAATCTTCCAGGCGCAGGTTTCCAATCATTTGTAATGCCTAGATTGAAATTCGGTGGCGCTGCAAAGGACGACGGCGTAAAAGCATTAACAATGACCATGCCATTCACTGCATTGTATAACAGCGCTGGTGGAACTGGCACAAGCTCACACCAAACGACATTCACAATGTACGATTCAGCTTTCGCTTAATCATTAACCTAATACGTTTGGCATATAGATTTTATATGCCAAACATTTTTGCTTTACCAACCAACAAGAGAAAATAATAACTTTATGTCAAACGAAACATCAAAACCCGTCTTATCTCTAGCAGACTTCAATGCCTCAGCTAAGTGTAGCAATGCTTTTGAATTTCCATATTTAGACGAAAACGGCAACGAAACAGCATGGCTTATCCAGGTTGTCGGCGACCAATCGCCACAAGTTAAAAAAGCTATCTTTGCCAAAATTAACAGAAAACGCGCTCAAGAAGAATTTCTTAAAAAGAAAGGCAAAGAGCCTGTTCTGGAAGATATTGAAGAAATTATAAATGATAACTACGAAAGCCTAGCGGCTTGTATCGTTGGATGGTCTGGTATTGTTGAGCCTTATTCGCATGAATTAGCAGTAAGAGCATTATCGGATAATAAATCATTGGCAGATCAAGTTAAGGCAGCTAGTGAGAATATCTTAAATTTCAAATAGGGCAAATAGAAGAATTACTTTTATTTGCCAAAAATAACTTTGAATTAAATTCAGATCAAGGTGACGGCTCAAGTAGGGCCGCTCACTTTGAGTCGTTTGAGAAACAGAACGGATATAAACATCCAGACCAGGAAGAATTTGAAAAGATCAAGCTACCAGATGGAATGGAGCTGGTTTGGGGTTATTTCATTCAACTGCATAACGCTAGAACTTCAAACGGGTTTGGCTCAAATCCTATTAGTTATAGCGAAATACAAGCATGGAATAACCTGACGGATTCAGGTGTTACACCTTTAGATGTAAAGATTATTAAACGGTTAGATATTGTATATCTTAACCATCAGGCTGAGAAATCAAAACGGGATAAGAAATAGATGTCTACTACACTAGCTCAACTTGGCATAGAAATCAAAACCAGTGGTGTTGTTGAGTCTAAAAATCATTTAGATAACCTTACAGTTGCCGCACAAAAAACACAAGCAGCAACTGCCGCATTAAATAGAACAAGCGAAGATTCAGCAAAAGCTAATAAAAATGCCGCTCTGTCAATGGAGCTGATGATTTCTAAGCTAACTGAATCTGGCGCTGTTTATAATGCTAGAAAAATGCAGGTTCAAGGTTATGCTAATGAAGAAATAGCATTAATCACAAAATTAATACAAAAAAATAAAGATCATACCGAAGCATTAAAAGCTAATGCTCAAATTGATAAACAAATACTAGACCAAAGATCATCTAATTACAAAAAATATGTAAATGACGTTGCTGACGGTAATGCTCATTTATTACGAATGGAAAAAGAAAGATTAAAACAAGAAGAGTTCGCTACAAAAGCTTCGTACAATTCAAGGAAAGTAATGTATGAGAACCTATTCAAAGAGCAACAATCGTTTGCTCAAAAAATGTCATCAGGTGTTGCTCCTAGCTCGTTTGGCTCTCAAATACGTGGTGATATTGCATCTGGAATGAGTCAATCAGGTAGGCTTGCTTTAATTGCCGGAATAGAAAAAGAATCAGAATTAGCCGCGCCAAAAGTAGATAAATTAACATCATCTTTAAGCAGTTTAGCTTTACGATATGCAAGTATAGGCGCTGCTATTGGTATTGGTAAATTAATGCTCGATACCGTTGAGCAAGTACAAAATCTTGAAATACGATTAAAAGGATTAACTTCCTCTGCTCAAGATTATGCCGCTACTGAATCGTATCTATCATCTATATCAAAAGAACATCACAAAGATGTTATTGAAATGTCAAATTCATTTGCTCGTTTATTAGTTATTGAGCAAACAGGAATTATCACACGAGAACAATCCAAATCAATTTTGGAAGGTTTAAGCAACGCACAAAGCAAAACAGGCGCATCTGCTAATGACCTAAAAATGTCTATGGTTGGTATGACGCAAGCGTTAAGTCAAGGCACTTTGCAATGGGAGGAAATGAAGCAGGTAACTGACCCAATCCCAGGATTAATGTTAAAGATTGCTAATGCTGCTGGATATACCGGCGAAAGCGCAATAGGTGATTTTAAAAAGGTAGTGGCTGCTGGTGGTGTTACTTCACAAATGTTTGGAGAGGTACTACCTAAGGCATTTGCTAATTATGAGGGTGCTGCCGCTGCTGCCGGCGACAATCTAACTGCTAAATACGCTGATATAAAGAACTCATGGACTGAGTTAATGAAAGTTCTTGACCAGCCTGTAAATGGAGCAGTATCGCCTGTTTTAGATGCTGTGTCTGGTACGCTTGACGCAATAACAGAAAAATTAAACGTTGTTATTAATCAGTACAACAAAATGGAAGCTATAAAAAATAGGGGAATGAGGCCTCCTGACTACGTGCCACCAAAACCAGCATCAGATGCAAATAAAGCAGAAGATTCGCAATCTTTAAAAGATAAAGAAAAAATCATGGGAATGATGGCTGATGCCGAAGATTGGTATACTGAAACTGTTATACAAGATGAGCGCGACCAAGCTAAAGCCGTTCATGAAAAAAATGAACAGATAAAAAGAGAATCAGAATCCACGGCAAAAAAAGTAATACAAGACGCAGAAAATCAAGCTAAAAGACTAGAAGATTTATACCAAAGCTCAATATATAACATACAAAAAGAAATTGCTTTGCGCGGAGATTCATCAAAATCAGCATCGTTAGAATACGATATGATTAACGGTTCTTTACAGCATCTTAGTGAATCAAAAAAATTATATCTTTTGCAACAAGCTGCTGAGTTAGATTTTCAAAATTCAGCAAAAAAAAGCCAAGATGCACAAAAATCAGCAATGGACAGCTTAATTGAGCAATACAATCAATTAACTTTGTCAGCTCGTGATGCTTATACTGCTAAGTTATTAGCTAGTGGAGTTAAAAAAGAAGAACTTGAGCCATTATTGAATAAATTTGATGAAGTAACCAAGGAACAAGAAAAACAAAAGAAAATAGATGAAACCAGAAAATCTTTAGAAGCATATAACTCAACATTAGATCAAACAAAAGATAAATTAACTGGTTTAGGCGATATATCATCATCAATTTTTGATGGCGCCTTAGGTGGAATTTCTGCTATGACTGGCGCATTTGATAACATGGTTACGTCTTTAGAAGATAATACCAATGCCATGATTAAGCTTAATCAAAAACAAGCTGAAAATGACGCATTTCAACCTGATGCAAGTAAAGGTTTTACAGAGCAATATTTAAAAGACGTTAAGTTAAAAGCTAGTAGTACTGAAAAGTATGAAAAAGAAGCTATGCGTCTTAATAGCGAAAGAGTAACAAAAGAATTAGCCGGTGCTAGGCAGATGGTCGGCGCTGCTGCAAAGATGTTTAATGAAAAATCTGTAGCAGCAAAAACATTACACGCAATAGAAACAACGCTGGCTGTAGCTCAAATGGCTATGCAAGCAAAATCTATGGCTATGTCTGCTTTAGCCACTGGAAAGAGTTTGATAGCCGGTGCAGCTAAATTCTTTGAACAATCAGGATGGGCTGGCTTTGCTGGTGTAGCTGCTATGGGCGCGGTTATGGCTGGACTAGGTTATGCTGCTTTTGGCGGCGGCAGTGGGGAAGGCACACCACCAGAATACTCAAAAGATACCGGAACAGTATTAGGCAGTTCAACTGCAAGATCAGAGTCAATAGATAAAACCTATCAACTATTAAAAGATATTCATGCTGATGAATATGCAACTTTAAGAAGTATTGATAGGGGAATTTCTAATCTTCATTCTGGCATCACTGATGTTATTACCCGTTTGTTCCAAGCTGGAGGATTAAAGAATTTTGCAACAATGCCAGCATCAAGCAATGCTATCGGCGGCATAGGTGGAGCCATTCAAATGGGGGCTATGCTGGGTAGCGGTGGAATGGCTAAATTCGACCCTATTGCAAACAAAGTAATGAACTTTCTATTTGGTGGAAAAACAACTAGCACTGTCGTTGCTCAAGGAATCCAAACTAGTGCAACATCTATTGCTGATATTATGGCTGGAGCAAGTCTGGCTGCTCAACAATTTGCAACCATTGAAACAACTAAAAAAGGCGGTTTATTTAGCAAAACAAAAACATCTTATAGCCAACAATTTGCAGCATTAGACTCATCTACTCAAAAGGCACTTAATGACGTATTTAAAAGCATGGGAAATACTATGCTTGGCCTTGCTGATAGTATAGGCATGGGTTTATCAAGTAGAGTTAAGAACTATATTATTCCATCATTAACTGTTGACCTAAAAGGTCTTGACGGTGAAGCAGCGGCTAAAAAGCTAAATGGTGTTATTAGCGCTGCGCTTGATACTATGTCTATGGCTATTTTTGGCGATGTGCTTGCTAATTATCAACAACTAGGCGAGGGAATGCTTGAAACTGCCGTGCGCATTGTTGCAGAAGTTGAGATTGTTAAAGATGCTCTAGGTAAATCTGGATTATCTATTGCTGGTGATGCTATTGCTATAAGTGACGCATTAGTACAGGCCGCTGGTGGATTAAAAGAATTTCAAGCGGCTTTTGATAACTATTACCAAAAATTCTATACGGATTCAGAACGCAATATATTCTTGCAAAATAATTTATTAAGCCATTTGGGTGATTTGAATACAGTATTGCCTAATACTCGCGAAGGATATAGAAAATTAATAGAATCTTTAAATGTTAATAATGAAGCAGATGCAAAACGATATTCACTATTAATTAAATTAAGCGATGCTGCTGATGAATATTATAGTGTATTAGAATCATCAGCCGAAAAAGCACTTGAAATAGCAAAACAAAAACGCGCACTTGAAATTCAATTAATTGAATTGTCAGGCGACAAAATAAAAGCATTAACTGAAAAACGCAAAGACGAACTGGCAGCTATGGATGAGTCATTGCGATTTAGTCAAAAATCAGTATGGCTTGTTACGTCATTAAATACCAATATTACAAATGCAACTAATGACGTTTCAAAAGCAATAAGCAATCTATCATCTATTGTACAAAAAATAAGAAACGCTATTAAATCAACTGAAATAGCATCAAATGATTTGCTTAAACAACAAAGAAGTAATGCACAAGCAGTATTAAACGCTGCGTTGTCTGTTATTAAATCAGGCGGAGCAATTGAAAGCGTAAAAGGATTAGATCAAGCATTAATTGATATAGCCAAGCCAAGTGAGAATTTATATTCATCATTTGTTGATTATGCTAGAGATCAAGGAAGGGCGACTAATACTATGTCTCAAATAGCCGATTACGGAGACAAACAGATTAGCATGGCGCAACTGCAATTAGACGCTATCAATGGAACTACTAGCGCAGTATTAACGGTTAATGAATCAATTTCCAACTTAACTGCTGCATTAGAAATAAAAACAGAAGTTATAAAGGCAATAGAAACAGCAAAAAGCGCAGCAAGTGTAGAAGCGTCAGCTAAATCAATATCAGATGCTGCTACGGCAAAGGCTGCAAAATCAGCTCAAGACTTAACCAATGCAACAGCTAATGCAAATAAGGCTGCACAAAATGCAAGCGCAGCTCAGGAATATGCAAATACTCCAATAGCTCCAGCACCTAGCACATGGCAAGCTGGTCAGTCTAATAATCCTTTATGGGAAAAAGTATTAGCGCAATTTAACGCTGTTCATCTTTCTAAATATGGTGTTGTGATGAACCGTCCGTGGAGCGCTGATGCTGATGCTGCTAATCAATATCAAGCGCTTGTTGGTCAATATAATGCTTTGTCATTATCAGCATATCAAGCCGCTGCTGCATCCGCTGCCGGTTTAATAAATGTTGCAAACGGTCTATCTGCTTTAATTCCAGGATATCAAGCCACTGCTAACCTTGACGCTCAACGCGCAGCTCAAGCTGCATCCGCTTATGCTGCCGCTAAAGCCTATGCACAAGCTGCACAAAATGCTGTTCCTGGCATTAATAGCTTTGCCATTGGCACTAACTTTGTTGAAAGCGATAGATGGGCGATGGTTCATAAAGGTGAGCGCATTATGCCAGCAGCGGATAATGAACAACTAATGAACATAATATCTAAGCCTAATAATTCAGATAATAAATCATTAAATGATGAGATTAGATTTTTAAGGAATGAAGTTAGCAAATTGCAAGTATCAAATGCTGAAATAGCTAGAACAAATAAAAAAATGGCAGATATATTAGTCAATGTGACTAGAGATGGCGAATCTGTATATACTACACCTGCGTAACATAATATGGTATATAATGCAAATATATTTAATAGGTATAATTTAGTATGTATGTAATTCCACCATTAACAATAACAGACGCAATGTTGACTAGTTCAACAATAGTTGAAACTGCGCCTACAGCGTGGAATAGCGGAACTACTTATGCGCTTAATGATAGCGCAAGCATTGCTGGTGCTAATGGATTAATGACTGTCTATAAATCATTACAGGCTGGTAATTTAAACCACTTAACAAGTGATCCTGCATGGTGGGTTAATATTGGTACGACATATGGCGTTTATGCTGGCGGTACTACATACGCTATATCTGATAGAGTTATTGATGCGACAAACCATTTAGTATATGAATCTTTAGCAGGTTCAAATACTGGTAATGCTTTAACAAATACAACTTGGTGGTTAGAAATAGGTCCAACAAATAAATGGGCCATGTTTGATTTATTAAGGGATACGCAATCTACCGTTCCAACATCAATGACTTTTACTTTTGCCCCAGGTCAACGTGTTGATTCATTAGCATTATTGGGACTGTCTGCAAATGATGTATCTATTAGTATTACTTCATCATCAGTAACTGTATATAGCTATTCAACAAGTTTAGATGAAAGACATGTTAATAACTGGTATGACTATTTCTTCCTTCCATTTCATACAAAAGAGAGTTTATTACTATTAGATATTCCTCCTTATTCAAATTGTATTATAACTATTACATTATCTGGTCTAGCTTCTATTTCTTTAGGTGCTTGTGTAGTAGGGATTAAAGAATATCTAGGTGCAATTCAATATTCCGCTGAATCTGACAGTTTAAACTTTTCAACTGTAACGCGTGATTTTGCTGGCGGAACCAATGTAATGGTTCAAAGACGTAATGTTCCAAAAACAATACAAAATTGTTTTGTCGATAAAAGTAGAATAAATAGAATACGATCAATTAAAGACTCAATAGCAGGTAGTCCTGCTGTATGGGCTGGTTTAGATGATAATTCTAGTGATTATTTTGAGGCATTATTAATTTTAGGATTTTATAAACGATTTTCATTTAATTTGGCATATCCAGATTATGCAATAATATCTTTAGAGCTTGAGGAAATATAAAGAATGACTCAAACAGTACCAACCCCAATAACTGCCTTACCAACTCCAGCTCCATCAACATCAGACCCTACTAATTTTGCTACTAGGGCAGACGCATTAATAGCAGCATTGCCTACATTTATTAGCGAATCAAATTCAGTAGCAACTGTTGATTATAATAATGCTGTAGATGCCTACAACAATGCTGTGGCGGCTGCGGCAAGCGCATCATCAGCATCGGCAGCTGCAAGTGTTACAAAATGGGTAAGTGGAACAACTTATACCGAGGGTGCTAATGTATGGTCACCCACAACCTATTTAACATATAGACGCAAATCAACAGGTGGCGGAACAACTGATCCATCTGCTGACACTACGAATTGGGTATGTTTGTCATATAGCACTAATAACGGTCAATGTAAATTAACTAAAAGCGGTGCAAATCTTCTATTATCGCCTTATAACGGAAATAGATTAATGATAGATGGTGTTCTTCAAACAATTCCATCAGCAGGCGTTACATTGTCACCATCTGGTTTAATTGCTAGTGCTGTTTATTATGTTTATGCCTATATGAATGCTGGCACCTTAACAATGGAGGCCGTTGGCGTAAGCCCTGCTACTGATGCAAATACAGGAATAAAGATAAAAACAGGGGATAGTACTAGAACATTGGTTGGTATGGCATATGTAACCTCTGGCGGTGCATTTATTGATGATTCAACAAATGTTGGCGTTATTAGTTATTATAATAGAGGCGGCAAATCATTATATAACTTCTTTACTGCAAGTAGATATGTTTCTGCCACATCGTTTATAGAAATAAATTCAGAAATAAGATTATTTTTTCTAACATGGGCTGATGAAGTTCCAATATTTTCTGCTCATGGAGGCTGGGCGCTATCTACTGGTGGGCCTGGGTTTGCTTATATTGGTCTTGATGGTTCAGGAGTTCAGGTTCAAGGTGGTAATGGATTAAATATAGTTTCTGCTGGTCAGTCCCCTTTTTCGGCTAGTTTAAGCTCATATACAGCAACTGAGGGTATTTTTCATTATGCTACTTTAATTGCTGCCGTACCTACTGGAGGAGGTGAATTAACTTTTATCGGTGGAGCCAATGATGGAGGTCAGCGAATTACTATGCAAATGACAATAAGGGGTTAATAATGAAAAAAATAGGTGAAACATTTAGAATTGAATTAAAAAAAGCCGGTCTTTATGGGCTTCCATTTTCTTGGGGAGATGATGGTGTAATAAATTTTAGTGACGACATTACACTAGAACAAAAAAATGCAGTTTTAGCTATTTATGACGCTCATAATCCTTTATCAATAGATTATATTCAAGCTAGAAAATCTGAATATCCGCCGATAGAGGATTATATTGATGGTATTGTTAAAGGAAATTCAATTCAAATACAAAACTACATCGATGCTTGTCTTGCTGTAAAACAAAAATACCCAAAACCAATTTAAGGATTATAATGAAGATAAATATATTTGCTTTTTTGCTTTTAATTACATCATTTGCAGCTAATGCCGGATGGGTAGAGGGGACAACAATCGGAGTTAGAGATGATAATCCAAAAATTCCAGTTGTTTTATTTATAAATACTTACACAAATACTGGAGACACGCCTGATACATGGCATCAAATAAATGTTAATTCATTAGGTGTTCCATCTGATGCAATAAGTGTTGGTTTGGGTGGCGTAGGAATTATAACTCACGGTACTACTGCTGAATTATGTGAAATAACCGTAACATTTAGAGCGCCAGGTAATAGCCTAAACATTGGTGACTATATCATACAAGTCATAGAGCCGCATCTAAATGGAGGAGAAAGACAAACGGCATTTGTTCAGACTCCTGTTGTAAACGGTTACATTGAATATAGTTGGCATAGAGCAACAACTGGAGAATGGCCCGATCATTGTTCATATGGCATGAATTTAGCAATTCAAAATTATATTAGGTAAATTTAAATATGTCTAAAAGAATACCAAAAAGTAAAATACCAAGTAAAAAGCCAATGCCTACAAGTAGCAGGAGAAGAGGAAATCAACGCCATGATTCTCGTGGTAGATTTGCATAATGATATTAAGTATTATTTCATTGGTTATAAGCGAATGGTTAATAATTCCATTTATTGATAACCAATGGGAATTAACTCTATTTATTCAATATATATTGATAGCGTTATTATTTACTTACATATCATACTTGATTTTAGATAGAAAATTATTAGAGCGTTCTATTTTTGTATTGTTGACATTAGATGCTTGGTTTGATGTTTTTAAGTTTGCATTATGGCAATATAGCAACACTGCGATTGATTTTTCAATTATTGGCTCATTGATGTTTTTTTGTTGGTTATTGTTTGTTATAAAAAGACAATATCCAGAAAAACTAGATTTAGTTAATTTAGACAATATCAACATACTAATACTAAAGCCTAAAACTATCTTTGATGTTATTAAAGGATTGATAGGTTATCCTGCATCATCTATTTGTATTTGTGCAAATGGTTATGTATGGTGTTTTAGACGTAAATCTGGAGTATTTGAAAAAATGCCGTATCATTACCAATGGACTGAATCGCATTTAGTAATTGATACTGGAATAAAATGTACACAAGAACACAAACAAATGCTTGACAATTTAGTAGGAACTGTGCGTACACCTTGCATAAAGTGCGTATATGTTATAAGATGTTTATTAAATACATTGGGTTGCAAATATTCAATTAAATCTTGGTTTGATTATATCCCAGGTATTTATTTTATGAGGATACTATAAGATGAATTTATTAGATAAATTGTTTTTATTGGCTGGCGCTGTAAAAAAGGGAGAATGCCTTAAAAACCCTGAAACATGGAAAAACGCATCATTACTAACTAATTCATTATTAGCATTGATTGCATTGATTCCTCAGTTTACATCAATACCTATAAGCGAATCAGAACAAAATGCTATTGTCTATGGTGTTGTCACTGTAATTGGCGTATTTAATGCCTATACTCATGCCGCGACCAGCACTAAAGTTGGCTTGTAGTTTGTTTATATATAGTATTTATGGATGCACTGATTTTTATTGCTCATATGTAATTGGTATGGCAGATGAACAATAGATTTTAATAATTAAAATAAATTGCTACGAGGTCATTAATAATGAATAACTATATTCAGTGGTCTATATGGCGCAATGTCATGTCTGTTTATGACCATGAATTTAAATTAGAGCAACATCAAAAAGAACTTGATGCTTTGCGTATTGTACAACTTTGTTTGACAGGAAAATAACAGATGAAAGTAGCACCAACTATCATATCATCATTTGCCAAGTTTATTATTGGTGGCGATGTATTTAACCATCTTTTATCTATCGTTACGTTTCAACAAACAAACGGACACTCGGCTACAGGTGCAGAAAAAAGAGCTTATGCTATAGAACAGTTTAAACATGTAGGACTTGATGTTGCTAACTGGATGCTAAATTTAGGCATTGAATTGGCTGTCGCTTATTTAAAAGCATTGGAAGCTAGGAATAAGTGACATGCCAGATGAAAGATGTGAAATAGAAAAGCTAAAAGTTGAACTATCTAGCTTCAAAGAGTTTTGCAAGGAAAGATGGGACAGGGAAGATGAATATTTAGTTGAGTTTAAAAAAAATTTGCATGATGTAAGCGAAAACTTACAAAAGGTTAGCGACAGTTTACAAGTTGTAAAAGACAATCAAAATGGTCAAGTAAAATTCATTGCAGGGTGCGTTGCAACGGCGACAGTTATTTTTGGTAGTGCGTGGGCTATTTTTACTTACTTTTTTCAGAAATAGCATGAAACTATTTACTATTCTTTTAATTGTTGGTTCTATTCTTTTTCCTACAATATCTACAGCAAACCATCATATAAGAACTCAAGATATTAACGATATTTGCACCACAAAAACATCAACTATACGCAGTGTATCAGCATCAGTAAAACGCGCCGTATATAGGCGTGACGGCGTTCCTAATGGCAATCATACTGGCATTTGCTCAACAAGCAAAGAAGGTTGCGAAGTAGATCATCGAGTTGCGCTTTGGTTAGGCGGTTCAAATGATAAATCTAATCTAATGATTCAGCCTTATGACAGAAAACTATCTTGCAATGCACACGATAAAGACGACTTAGAGAAAAAATTACATTACATGATTTGCTCAAATCAAATTGATGTCAAAGATGCTCAAGATATTATTTATAATGATTGGAAGTCTGGATATAAAAAATTTATTAATGCTAATGGTTGTTATAGATGATTAATGTTGACAAACTAAAAGGCCATATACCAGACAAGATATTGTCTAAAATATCCGGAATTACTGAAATAAATAGCAATTTAAGATTAGCACATTTTTTAAGCCAATGCGCCCATGAAAGTTTAAATTTTGAACGAGTAACAGAAAATTTATTCTATTCATCACAAGGATTGCTAAAAACATTTCCTAAATATTTTACACCAGATCAAGCAATTCTATATTCACATGACCCAATAGCAATAGGAAATCGTGTTTATGCCGATAGAATGGGGAATGGTGACGAGAAAAGCGGTGATGGATACAAGTATCGCGGTCGTGGGTATATAGGTATTACAGGCCGCGACAATTACGTCCTATTGAGCGGTTATTTAGGCGAAGATTTAACCGTTAATCCTGATTTAGTTGCCACACATTACGCATTAGAATCAGCAGCTTTTTTCTTTACTGCTAACCATATATGGGAACTGTGCGATAAAGGTTCAAATATTGCAACAATTACCGCCATAACTAAAAAAGTTAATGGCGGTTTTAATGGCATTGACGCAAGAATTAAACTATTTAATAAATTTTATGAACTGGTGAAATAATGAATTTAAACGAAAAACTCGACACTTTTATTTACCTTGCCGATCAACACGGCATTTTAATTGCTGCTACCAGCATTACAGAAGAATCATTCAGATTTAAGCCGCGTATTATAGGTAAGGCTAGCGAAGGATTGGATGATGCCAGATTGCTTGCTAAATGCAAGGATTTAGCGGTTAGCGTGGGATTGGATTGTGTTGGTGATAAGTGCTTTTTGAAAAAGCCAAAGTTAGAAACAAAACAAGATAAATAATAAAATTAAACCCGCATAAAGCGGGTTTTTATTAATCGTTAATAACTAAATAATGATATGGTCTAATATATAAAATATCACCATCAATTGTTTTTATCTTTGCTGCATTACCTCTGCAATATGGAAAAATTTCTTTTGCTGGTATAAATTTAACTAATTTAACTATTGCATTTGTATATGGATAATCAAAATCAGCAGTCAACCTGTATTCTATATTCTTTTTTAAGTCTTTTGCTAATATTGTATTCATTATTTTTATTAATGGTGCGTTCTGATAATTTCGATATATCATTTTCCATCTTATTAGGATGGTGTACTTATCTTTGTACGAAGAGCGCGTTATATGGCTTGGAATCTCCGAATCGAACAGAGTATGACTGAATAAAAATCAGTTGCCTTAACCACTTGGCTAATTCCCATTTATAAATTTTATAGGATGGATTTGAATCATCGTCCTCAGTGTCGAATTATGTAATCAGAGCTATAGACCGATCTACTATAGTTCGGCATTAATTACTTTTGCATTGCGCTCTATCCACTGAGCTACTGTAGAAACTGGAGCGGATACGGAGAATCGAACTCCGATGATATGGATTAAATCCAAACGCATGACCAACTTTGCTATATCCGCATTAAATAAATCCAATTAATATAAATTAAAACAGTCATAGTGATTAGTTATGATACATCTTAATTTACAGCAAGTTTAAACCGGATAAAACTATAATCTTGCGTTGCCTTTAACCCTCTCACGAATCACCGTTACCCAGTTAAATATATGGCTCTATTTCTTGGAATCGAACCAAGCTCACACGGATTAACAGTACTGCTGCACACCTTGTGCATTAAATAGAATAAATTGGTCAGTGCGGCTGGATTCAAACCAGCGACATCCTGCGTCCAAGGCAGGCTCTCTATCAGACTGAGGTACGCACTGAATATTTTTTAATTATATATCATCCTTTAATATTAATCAATGGTTTTATATGATGCAATACATCAACTAAATCGCTTTGCTGATCCATTACTTTAAATATGTCCTTATAAGCAAAAGGAGATTCGTCTAATGTTGATTCATTAATCTTTCCAATGATTCCGTTCATTGTATTTGTAAAATCATCCATTGTCAATGTTTTTTGCGCTTCTTTTCTGCCTAAAACACGACCAGCGCCATGAGAACTTGAATATAAAGAATCATAATTACCTTTGCCACGAACAATAAAAGACCCGTCGCGCATATTACCAGGAATAACGCCTAACATTCCATCTTCTGCATGTGTAGCTCCTTTGCGATGTATCCATAATCCGTCTTTTAACTCAGCATGATTATGGTTTCTATTAATCAACTCTGAAAAATCCAATTCATAACATGAAATATCTAAGCATGATGTAATAGAATTTACAATACGCGACATCATTTCTTTCCTGTTTGCTAATGCGTAATCTAATGCCCATTTTAAATCTTGAATATAATCTTTGCCGTTTTGTGATTCAACATCAAAACAATAATTACCCTCTTTTGGTCTTAATACGCCTACTTTTTTAGCAATCCATTTTTGCTTATGATCTTCGTATTTATCTGGATTATACAACAATAAATCTTTATGTGTATCGTCAAATTCTTTTGATAATACTTCTGTATCACTTGATGATAAGGTCATGTAATGCGAAGCAATACCATGTCCTACGCCACGACTTCCAGAATGAATAACTACCCATACATTATCATTTTCATCGTGTCCAATTTCGATAAAATGATTTCCTCCGCCGAGTGAACCTAAAGCTAAATCATATTTTTTAGATTTAGCAATTTCCTTGCCTTTTTCCGTTAATCCATCAATTGAGTAGTTAATATGTTTTGTATTTACATTAAATCCAACAGGTATTCTTTTGTAAATCTCATCAAAAATACCATTAGCATGTGATTTTACTTGCTCAATATCAATTCCATCAAGTTTTAATGCACACATTCCACATCCAATATCATACCCGACAAAAGAAGGAAATATAGTGTCTTTGCTGGCTACTACAGCGCCAATAGGTAAGCTGTAACCAGTATGCACGTCTGGCATTAATGCGCCTTTAACAATACTTTCATGTTTCATAGCGCCAATAAATTGATCTATTGCGCCTTGTTCAACAACATCAGCATAAATTTTATATGGCTTGCCTAATTGTTCTAATTCTTGTACTTTCATTTTATTCTCTATTGTGAATTTATAAACTCAACCAAAACATCCCCATGACATGCTTTAGGCTTGCAATGGCATCCTAAAACCTTGCCTTTTAACGCTAATACTTCCTCTTTGCTGGCTTTTAAATAGCCACGCTCAAAGTCATAGCGATATTTCCTTATTACTTCTTCTCTGTCGCCGTCTATGCCGATTACGTAAGGATTGCCAAAACGAGAACCGCGACCTATGTAAATGTCGTATGGTTGTTTTGTGTCTATGTTAATTACTTTTGTTGTCATTAATTATATTAATAACTTCTTCTCCTAACCACCCATGTAAATAAGCGAATACTTCATTAGTATTTTCATCAAGATCAACGCCAATATTTGACATTATTCTAAATGTCAAATGAAATACTTCATGAAATATATCTTCATACGTTGCGCTTTTATTAAAAAACAAAGCATATCTTAATTCATTTATCGAATATGAAAACATTGCAGATGGGAAAAAATTATTATCATCAAATTCACCAAATATATGATTTCTTTTTATCCTTTCATTTATAAAGTTTTTATCAACTATTATTTCTAAGATACCACCGTAAATAGGTATTTTGAGTTCTTTAATTTTGTTGTTTTTCTTTTTTTCTTTCACTTACAAACCTTTGCTGCTTAATCCTAGAACACCTAACATGATTATAATTAGACTTGGACTTTCCGCATATCTCACAATTATAAACGATAGGCGCTAATATTTGCGGCTTACTGCTTTTCTTGTGACCTAGCATATCATTACTGTAAAAATCACCGTAGAAACTGTTCATTATTTTATACCGTGGGCTTTTTCAATGGCTCTTGCATATGCAATAAATGTTGGTGTATATGATTCTCCAGCATTAAACCATATTTCTTTTATTTCTTCTTCTCTCAACTGCTCTCGCTTTGGTGGTTCTGCATAGAGTGGTCTAAATTCGTCATACCATAATGGGTATAATTGTTCATATTCATAAAATTCTGATGGTTTAAGCTTATTTTGCCATGCAACCGGCTCAATTTCAGGCTTTGCAAGCTCTGTTGTTATATATTCTGATAATTTAACAAATTCAAGATGATCAATGAGTTCTTTATGTTTTTTTGGCATAGTGTCGTCACCAACAAAAGCGTAACAATGCGCATATTCTCCAATTAGTTTCTTAGCTTTATCTATCCATTCTTGTTTGTTGTTTGTATTATTTATTTTCATTTTATAAAACTATCCTATGATTAAAATCATGCCTAGCGCAAAACGGATCAATATGTCTAATATCTGCCTGTTCATGCCTATCATGCAAGTGTATTGTTTTTGTTTTAGGTTTTGTTTTTATCGCATTATCAAGCTTTTTCATGTGTTTTATTCTTTTTTCTCGGCAATCAAATTTTCCAGACAAAAACATCATTTCTATATTTTTAGGTAAATTACTTGCTGGTTTTTTTCTTGGTGAATTACCTATAAAATCAATTAACTTGTATTGAAATTGCGGACTTGAGTGGTCATAAAGGATATTTTTAAAAGGTTCTGTTTTTATCCATTCTTTTACTTCTTCTTCATCATAACCAAAATTTCTTGCCTTATGCGTTATCACTACGCCAACTGGAATTGGCATATTAAAATTAGTTGACCATTTAATAGCAAATTCTAGTTGGCTTTTGCTGACTCCCAATTCTTCTCTAATTTCTTTCCTTGTAATCATTCTAATTCAATTACCTCTATTTCATCGCTGTATAGCACTCTAATTCTTATTAGATTAGCTTGACCAATGGCTAGTCTTTTTGCTTCATTAACTGACCTTGCATCTAATATTGTTGAAAACTCAGGCATTGATTTTATGTTTACTTTATATTTCATTTTATTTTTATAATATATAAAATTGATAACAATAATGCATAACCTACAGTTGCATATAGTCGATAGGTTAATGTATTAACTCTTTCTTCTAATTTTTGTTTTTCCTTTAATGCTTCATCGTAACGCTTACGCCATAATTCTCCTACTTTCATTTACTCCTCATCTTCTACTAAATTACATAATGCAAATGATTCAATGTCGGTTAGTTCTTCTGATTTAACTGGCAATGATGCCAAATAACACGCAAATATAATCCATGTCGTAGCACATAGTATTGTTATGGATATGTTTTGTTCGGTATTATTGTTGTTTTGTTTTGTCATTTTAAATTCTTCATTAATCTATCATAAAGTACAACATTAACCGTTGCTGCCAAATTCATACATCCATTAGTCGGTATATAAACAACATCACGGCACCATGATAATGTTTTCTTCCCTAATGTTGAATCCTCTGCACCAAATATATAAAAAGCACGTTCAGGATGCACATAATCAACCAAAGATTGCGCACATTCAATTAATTCAATCGCTACTGGAACGCAATCAAATGGTATCATTGAATGTAGATCGTCTGTTTCAATTACTGGTATATTTCTGTGCTCGTTATATGTGTCTGTTGACGACCTTTTAAAACGCGTTCCTTCTATTACCATAATTGAAGAATCATAACAATGACAAGCTCTTAATGCGCTACCTATATTGGCTGGTGTTTTAGGATTTTTTAATCCTATCGCCGAATAACCTTTATTCATTTTATTTCCTTTATTTTTATAATTTAATAAATAAAAACCAATACTTGTGTTCTTGTCGTTACTTAATCACTATATATCTGTAACGCAATGACTGCTACCGTCTTTTTTCGGTGCGGTAGGACACCGAGTATTGGTTTTTTTAATAAACTTTAATTGTGACAAAGTTTATTAAAAAAAGCCCTGCTAACTGCACAAGGCAAAGTGGAACACCCTTTAGGTCGAGTATTTAATAAATATACTTTTGTTAAATATATTTATTAAATTTCCATGCTTCAAAATAAAACATGGCAAAATATCGTTATTTCTGAATCTTAGGCAATGGAAATGGTATTGATGTGTCGCATTGACCATCTTGAGCTGCGTATGATCTAGCCTTAAAATCAACATCTGTCATACATCCAGTAGCCGCTGATACGGTAGAGCATTTCAAAGCAACTTTTTTACCTTCATCAATCTTTACTAAGTCAATACTTGCCCATCCGTCACCCTGACCGCACTTTGATGATTGAGTAGAGTCTCCACGCATTGATATAGAAAATCCTGCATATTCTGAGTGTGATTGACGAAATGCTTTAGCATTGTATTCACTGTTTTCGTTCGCCTGAACACGACCAGATTCAACTGATTCAAAAGACAGTTCATCTTTACTACATGCCGATAATGAAGTTAAAAGAATTAATAAAACTAATAATTTACCAAACATTTTTTATTTACCTATAATTTAAGTTTAAAAGTTAATTTTCCGCTTACGTTATACGGAAATAATATAAAAACATTCCACCCATTCAGTTTGTTATTTATATTATTCGTAAGTAGATCAATCAAGAAAGGTTTTGGAAAATGACCATCTACTATCTATAGATTAATACATCTACAGCGGTAGTCTAGTTTAACCGCTAGACCGGCTATGCACAAAAAATTATTTTGTATCTTCAATATTAAATACTGCGCCATCATTACATTTTACAGCAGTTACAAAAACAGAACTTCCGTAATTAATAATTACGCTCTTTAATCCGTTGTTTTTACCGCATTGCTCTATTATCTTATCAATATGTATTGCTGGAATTTCTGATTGAGCGCATCCATGCAACAAAATCAATAATGGTATTAATATAAGTTTTTTCATTTTATTTCCTATTTGTAAGTATTAATACTTAATCTCTAAAAGTTGAGCTATTGTAATCTATCTATTAAACAAATCAAGTGTTATTTTTATTTTTTATATGTTCTTTATAAAAATCCAATGTCTTTTGTTTGGCTTCTTCTGCGCCAAACGCAAAGAAATGAAAGTCACCGTTTGCTATGCGTTTTTTTGCAAATTCCAGTTGGTCGTCACTGATAACGCTTCCTTTGATGCGCTTCATTTCTATATATAAATGCCAGTCACAAACGAATAAATCACTTGCGCCTTTCAACAGCCCCATTAAAATCTGTTTAGGTCGCTCTGCAAAAGTTCTCGTGCCGTCATTGCGAAACATGGCAATATCAATATCAGGGAATGTTTCTTTAAACCATCTGACATATTCTATTTGTTCTTCATCTTCTAAAGGTATTAATTTATCAGCTTTCTTCTTATTCTCCGCTTCTCTAGCTTTACGCTCCTCAGCATCTAACACTGTGTCTCTGTCTATAGTTTTATCTAATAGATAGTTTTTTATGAGTTCTTTTCGTTCTTTTATTTTAAAGCCTTGTTTTTTTAGGGAAATGTCTAGGTCATTGCTAAATACACTATCTGAAATCATTTATCTTTCTCTGCACACTTATTGCAAACATCTATTAGTCCAAAACAATCATTTCCATCCCAATAACATCTATATTTATGTCCGCAAATAGGGCATTGAAAACTTGGTTTTAAATTCCAAAAAGTAGGACAATCAAATAACTTATGTTTTAGTTTTCCAAGTTTTGTTCTTTTATCTTTTATATTTATTACAAATTCCATTATTCTATTTCCTATGCACAATTTATGTTTTTAAAAT